GCTCACCGGTGTCGACGGCCGCCCGGCGCTGTTCTGGTCCGGCCACGCGCTGAAGCTGACCCACGGCGGCGCCGTCGGCGACATCTGGCCGATCGAGGTGAGCCACGGCCTCGGGCGATCCCGGCTGGTGCGCGGGACGTTCCTGTTGGGCGGCCTGCGCAGCGCTCCGGGCAGCGGCACCGCTCGGCGGCTGGGCGCGGTCGGGCCGTCGCAGCGGCTCTACGCCTGTGTCCATGTGCTCCGTCTTGTCGGGACGGCCGTCACGCTGCGCGTGCAGAGCGACGAGGCCGCGGCGTTCGGATCGCCGGCGGACCAGATCGTCCTGGGACCGTTCACCAGCCCGGACGACGACTTCGAGGAGGCAGCCGGTCCGATGGCCGACGAATGGTTCCGCGTGGAGTGGAGCGGGACGTTCACGGAGGTATTGGCGGTGGTCGCCGTGGGAGTCGCCGCCGGTTAGACGGGAAAGGGAGAGAACAGAAGGCATGCCGCTTCCGATCGTACTGAAGGACGCGTTTCTGTCGTTTGCGGGCAACGACGTCAGTGCGTGGCTGAAGGAGATCACCGTCACGCACGAGGTGGAGGAGAAGGACCAGACCACGATGGGCACGAGCAGCCTGCTGTCGTTTCCGGCGCTGAAGAAGTGGCGCATCACCGGCAAGCTGCAGCAGGACTTCGCCAACCTGGACCAGGTCATGTTCCCGCTGGTGGGCGACGAGACGCCGAGGCCGGTGGAGGTGCGCCCGAAGAAGGCGCTGCCGGTGGGGATCGCCAACCCGAGGTTCGCCGGGCTGGGGTTCCTCCTGAAGTGGCCGCCGATCAGCGGTGCCGTGGGCGACATCGTGATGGTCGACTTCGACATTGCGCCCGCGAGCGATCTGATCCGGGCCACAGCCTAGACGTTCGTTCGTGCGGTGGCCTCGCTCGCGCGGGGCTGCCTCGAGTAGGCCAGGACGAAGCCCCCGGGGAGGGGGCTCATGAGGAGTGAAGAAGTCTTTCAAGCTGGACAAGGAACGGGAGTTCCTCTTCAACCATCCCACCGCGTGCGCGTTCGAGACGGGCTTCGGCGATAGCCTGTTGAACGCGATCCGCCGTGTCGGCCCGCTGGTCGTGAATTACATGGTGTGGGCCACGCTCCGGCACAACTGGCAGGACCGGCTCACCCGTGAGCAGACCGAGACGCTGGTCCAGAAGTTCCTGGACCGCGGCGGGGACATGCAGAAGCTGGTGCGCTTCCTGAGCGACGGCTGGACGCAGGCGGGCGTCATCGGCAAGGCGAACGACGAGATCAAGACGCTCGACGACCTGGAGCGCGAGGCCGCGGAGGACCCGGCCGACGAGGGAAAAGAGCCGCCGCCGTCCGCGCCCGACTCCTGAGCGATCCGGCGAGCGCCACCAGCGTCTACCAGCGACGCCGGCTGGAGGCCGTGTACCGGCTCGGCCTCCATCCGGCGGAGGTGGACCGCACCAGCCCCGACGACCTGGAGCTGATGCTCGCCGGCTGGCGCTGGCGCTTCAACCAGGACGCCCGCGTGATCGCGGGCGCCCTTGCGGTGCTGCTGCAGCCGCTCGTGTCGATGGCGAGCCGCGACGCCGCGCAGGCGATCACGGCGGAGCGCCTGGAGACGTGCCTGCGGCGTTTCCGTGAGGCGGACCCGTTCGCCTCGGAGCCGGTGGACCCGGACCTGGTACGAGGTCCCGACGAGATGTGAGCGACCAGAGATACGAGATCGAGTTGGTGGCGCGCGTCGAGGCCCTGGAGAAGGGCCTCAATGAGGCCGTGTCTCATCTCCAGCGGCTCGGAGGTGTGGCCGAAGGCGTGCGCCACCAGCTCGGGTCGAAACTCGCCGACGCGGCGATCGCCGGGCTGAAGGCGATCCCGCAGGGTGTCTCGGCGGCCGTGTCGTCGATGCTCGAGCTGGCCGACGAGATGTCGAACCTGAGCGAGGCGACCGGGCTGTCGGTCGCGACGCTGCAGGAGTTCCGCTTCGCGGGCGACGCGGTGGGTGTCGAGGCCGAGCGCATCGCCCAGGCCGTCACCAAGCTGCAGATCCAGGTGGTGAAGGGGTCGGGCGAGACGGCGGAGGCGCTGGGCCGGCTCGGCCTATCGGGCAAGCAGCTCAAGGGGATGCTGCCGGACGACGCTCTCAGCGCCGTCCTGGGCCGGCTGAAGGACGTCGGCCACGAGGCCGAGCGCAACGCCCTCGCCTTCGAGCTGCTCGGCATGGCCGGGCCGAAGATCGCGCCTCTCGCGGACGGGTTGGAGCAGGCACGGGAGAAGGCGCGTTCGCTCGGGGTCGTCATGAGCCAGGAGTCGATCCAGGCGGCCGACGCCCTGGGCGACTCGATGGGCGAGCTGCGCATGACCGCGGGCGGCCTCGTGAACCGCCTGGGCGACGTGGTCACGAGCAGCCAGGCGATGCACACGTTCATCGAGGGTGTGGCGCAGATCGTCGCGCAGTTCTCCCAGGGCGTCGGCGAGAACAAGGACGCCCTCCAAGGGCTCGTCACCCTCGGCGTGAACGTCGCGGCCAAGGCGCTGTCGTTCTTCCTGACCGTCGTCGTCGGCGTGATCGAGGTCGTCAAGGTGACGGTCGTCGGCATCAAGGGCTGGCAGGTGGCGCTGCTGGACCTCGCGGCCGGGTACTACCGGGCGAAGGCGGCCGTCCAGGAGTTCTTCGGCAAGGGCGAGGCGGCGCAGCAGTCCCGGGACATGGCGGACTCGCTCAAGTTCCAGGCTGACCTCGTGAAGGCCGGGCAGGAGCAGATCAAGAGCTTCGAGGGGGTGCAGGACACGGTCGCCCAGGCGGCGCTCGCCATCTTCGACTTGAGCAACAACCTCGGCAAGGGCTCGGTCGAGATGACGAAGGCTGGCGACGGTGCACGCCGGACGACCAGCAGCGTCAAGACCTTGAGTGAGGAGGCGAAGCGGGCGGCGGAAGAGATGAGTCGCCTGGGCGAGTCGCTGGACCGCGCACTCGCGGACGCCGAGGCGGAAGGGCTGGGCGGCATCGCGGGCGAGTTCCATCGCATCGGAGCCGAGGCGACGGAGCAGATGAACGCCATCCGCAAGGCGATGGCGCACGGGTTCGACGCCGGGGCGGCCGAGGAGCTGACGCGCAAGGTCGGCATGCTCCAGCAGAAGCTCAAAGACGTCGCGATCGGCCGCTTGGGCAAGTCGCTGGACCAGGCGCTCGTGGAGGCCGCGGGCAAGGGCTTGGGCGAGCTCGCGGGCGAGTTCCATCGCATCGGTACCGAGGCGACGCAGCAGATGAGCGCCATCCGTGCGGCGATGGCATACGGGCTCGATGCGCGGGCGGCCGAGGAGCTGGCGCGCAAGGTGAGCGTGCTCCAGCAAAGGCTCGAGGACGTCGCGATTCAAGGGGCACGCCAGCGGGTGATCGGGGAGACCTTCTCCGACGTCCGGACGCAGGCCGAAAGCGTGGTCCAGGTGCTTGCGCTGTGGCAGCAGCGCGGCGAGGACATCGGCGACCTGACGGACGCGGGGCTGCGCTCGTTCGAGCAGTCGCTCTCCGCGCTGGTGAAGACGTCGGAGGGCGTGTCTGGCCTGAGCGAGGCCCTGGAGCGCGTGCGTGAGGAGCTGGCGCAGCGCACGCGCGCGGCGTTCCTGCATGCGTTCCAGGACCCGCTCACGTACATCAAGGCGGTCCCCGCGGCGCTCCAGGCGATCGGGGGCGAGGCGGCGCGCGTGGGCGCTGCCGTGCAGGACGCGTTCGGGAGCATCGACCAGCTCTTCAAGACGCCGCTCTCCGACATCGGCGGCTTGATCAGCGGCGTCACCGGCGTGGTCGCAGCGTTCCGGAAGGCGACCGACAGCGCGAGCGGCGGCCTGCGCGCCCTGGGCGGGGCAGCCATGGGCGCCAAGCTCGGCGCGCAGTTCGGCGGCGCCTGGGGCGCGGCGATCGGGGCTGCGGTCGGCGCCGTGGCCGGCATCTTCGCTAAACCGTCATGGGTAAAGGTCGGCGAGGAAGCGGGCCGAGTCCTGGGCATGAAGGTGTCGAAGGAGTTCGCCCAGGAGATCGAGCGCACCTCGAAGGACCTGCGGATCGACGTCGAGGCCGCGACCCTGCTCCACCTCGGCGAGGCGATGGAGCACAGCGGGCGCGATGCTCGCGAGTTCGCGTCTCAGGTGTCCTCGCTCATGGAGGGGATCGCGCAGGGAGCGATCCCGGCCAGGCAGGGGCTGGAGGAGCTGGGCGACGCCTTCGGCGCGGTGCGCGAGGCGGCCCAGGAGGCGGGCACGGTCGGCGACCGGGCGCTGGTTGGCATCCTCCAGCAGGCCCGGCAGCTCGGCGGCGCCTTCTACACGCCCGAGATGCGCTCGTTCGTCGAGGAGAAGCTCGACCTCGCGATCGACGGCCTGCGGACCCTGATCGGGACCATGACGGAGATCCCCGACTCCTTCCAGGGCAAGGACGCGGGGCTGACGCTGCTGGGCGGCGACGCCGAGGCGATGCGCCAGAACGCCGCGGACCAGGCGACGATCTTCATGGCGACGTTTGGCGCCGTGCTCTCCGAGCGCGGCATGGTCGGTGCCGTCGACGCGCTCGGCCCCATGTTCGACACTCTGCGCGAGAAGCTGGACATCCTCGGCGAGACCGTCGGCACGGGCACGGCCGACGCGATCCTCGCCCCCTTCGCGCGGCTGCGCGAGCTGATGGGCAACGACCTGTTCCGCGGCGCGGCCGAGTCCGCGGAGGCCGGGCGGAAGATCCTCGTGGGTCTCGCGGACGCCGGCTACCTCGACATCGAGACGTTCCGGGCGCTCGAGCGCCAGGCGCTGCACAGCTTCGGCGTGATGGTGGACCAGGGCGCAACACCCCAGGAGGCGCTGTCCGCCCTCGCCCCCACCATCCAGGCCGCGATCTCGGCCGCGGAGCAGTTCGGCGTGCCGCTCTCGGCGGACATGGAGAAGCTCAAGCAGATGGCGGAGGCACAGGGCATCGCGTTCCAGACCTCGCCGATGGAGCGCGTCGTGCAGGTGCTCGAAGCGATCGCGGTCAAGCTCGGCGCCGATCTGCCGGTGGCAGCGAGTCAGGCGGCACAGTCGATCTCCCTTGCCGCGACCCAGAGCACGGGCGCCTGGCAGAGCACGAGCGCCACGCTCGAAGGGGGTGTCATCGCCCTCGGCGGGACCGCAGAGGCCGTGTCGGCCACGATGTCGGGCTGCTTCGTCCGCGCTGGCGAGCTGTCGTCGAGCGCGGTCGACGCGGCGGTGGGCAACATGACCAGCTCGCTCGACCAGTACCGCGAGGAGAGCGAGCTGGCCGCGCAGTTCGTGCAGCAGGTGTGGGTGGGCCAGATGGGCGAGCTGCCCGTCCATCTTTCCCGCCTGCGGCCCCAGGTGGAGCTGGGCTTCAACGAGCTCGCCGAGGCGGCCGATCCCGGGCTCAGGAAGGTCGCGGGCAGGCTCGGCGCGATCCTGGGAACCCTGGAGGACATCCCGGACGCGGCGCGCTCTGCCGGCGACTCGCTCGGGGGCATGCGGGGTCCCGGGGAGGGCCGACCCGAGTCGGGCGCCTACCAGCACTCCGCGCAGTCGGGTTTCTACAGCCCGAGCATGCCGGTGGGGCCGCATCAGGGGGGCGCCAGCGGGCTGCTCGTGCATCCGCGCGAGGAGGTGATCGTGTCGCCGGCCGGCAGCGGCATCGGCGCCCAGGTGGGCGCGGCCGTTGCGCACGCCTTGGCCGGGATCCTGCCGGCGCGTGGCGGCGCGCAGACCATCGTCATCCAGATCGGCGGCGAGGTCTTGAAGCGCGTCATCGAGACGGGGACCAAGAACGGCACGATCCGGGTCCACGCGGACGCGGTGCGGGAGTTCTGATGGCCCTGCTGCTTCCGCGCTTCCTCTGGCGCAACCTCGTCCAGGGCCGCGACACAGCCGTCGGCGCCAGCTCCGAGCAGCCGACCTTTCCCGCCCGCTGGATCCAGGACCAGCTCCGCTCCCAGATGTGGCGGTCCCGGATCGGCTGGAACATCGTCGCGGGCTTCAACGACAGGCTGGACTTCGTCGAAAGCGGCGCTGCGCGCGCCGCGCTGCTTGCTCCCGCGAATCTCGTGGACCGCGACTCCTTTGCGCTGGAGGTCCAGGCGGCGATGAACGCCGCCCCCGGCGCGGTCAACACCTACGAGGTGGTGTGGGACGAGGCCCGGGAACGCTTCCGGATCGCCCGGGCGTCGGGGACGGCGGCGTTCGTGCTGCCCTGGCGCGGCGGCCCCAACGCCGCGGTCTCGTGCGGCCGGGACCTGGGCTTCGACGTGGGCGCGGACGACCTGGGCTCGGCGAGCTACGTGGCTGACGAGCCGGCGCTCAAGAGCCGCGAGTGGCTGTCCTTCGACCTGGGCGCCCCGGCCGAGCTGCGGTGCGGGATCCTCCTCGATCACAACCTCGGCGCGGGCGGGACGGTGACGCTGCAGGGCAGCGCCGTCCCCGCCTGGACAAACCCGCCGGCGTCGCAGGCGCTGCCCGGGGACGACCGGGTCCGCGTCGCGTACTTCGACGCCGTGACGTACCGCCACTGGCGGCTGCTGATCGACGACGTCGGCAACCCCAACGGGTACACGGCCGGGGGCGTCGTTTACCTCGGCGCGTACCTGGAGCCCTCCCGCGCGCACCGCCAGGGCTTCGAGGTGGACCGGGAGGAGCACTCGGAGCTGACCTTCGGCGACCACGGGGCGCATTTCCTCGACGAGAAGCCGTCTCGGCGGGTGTGGAAGCTCGACTTCAACCTGATGCCCGAGGCGGACCGCGCCGGGTTCGAGGAGATGGCGAACCACGTGCGGCGCGGCCGCTGCTTCTTCATGGCGCTCGATCCGCGCCACCACCCGGTCGAGACGCACTACGGCTACGTCCCGGGCCGGATCCACTTCCGGCACGACCCGGCGGCGTCGCTGCGCTGGCTCGTCGACTTCGAGTTCGCGGAGGCGCTGGGGTGATCGGGTTCGGCGCCTTGGGCCTGCTGAGCAACCTGTGCCCCTACGCGGAGCTGGCCCACGAGTCTGCGTTCGACAAGCGGACGTTGGTGGAGCTGCGCCCGCGGCGCGCGATCACGAGCTGGTCGCGCCACTCGGGCGCCGCCCACGTGGCGCCGTTCCTGTACGAGTTCTGTGGCACTCGGCTCGACGTCGTGGCGCTCCGCACGGGTGTCGACGTGTCCCTGCGCCGCGCCGAGACGCTGGGCGAGTGCGTCTCGGCTGCAGGCACGTACTTCTACGATCCCGACGAGGCCGCGGACAGCGCGCGGTGGGACGACGGCGTGTCGACGTGGGACGGCGGTGGGCGCTGGGACCGCTCGCCGAAGCTCTACCTCCACCTGACCAGCGGAGCCAACCCGGCGGAGGCGGGCGCCGTCGCCGAGCTGGGGTGCTACTTCTCCGGTGTCGGCGACGTCCATCCCGACCTGGGGCCGGACAAGCTGGTGGGGGGCGACTTCGAGAGCTGGCCCACCCCGGTCGAGGCGGAGGGGTGGACGAGCGAGACGAGCGGCCCTGGCTGGGGCGTGTTCCAGGACTTCGTCTTCGCGGTCTCCGGCCGTGGCGCGGCCTCGGCTGGCTCCGCGGGGCTGGGCGCTGGGCACGCCGGGCTCCGGCAGGACGTGAGCTGCGTCGCCGGCAGGTGCTATCGCCTGTCGGGGTGGTACCTGAGCGCTGGCGCGGTCCAGGCGGTGCTGCTCGCCGGCCGGCCGGACGAGTCGGCGTTTGTGCACGCCGACGGCCGCTCCCTCAGCGGCTCGGGACGCGCCGCCCTCGCCCCGACCCACGAGCAGTGGCGGCGGTTCTGCTTCGACTTCGTGGCGCCGCACCCGACCACACGCCTGCGCCTGCGCGCGGTGCCTGACGGGATCGGCGCGGGGGAGGTCCGATTCGACGGGGTGAGGCTGCAGCGGGTGTGGCGCTGGAACTACCACGCCCCGCGCCTGAGCGCCTCCGCGGTCCCCGAGACGACCACCGGGTCCAACGACGTGTTCTTCGGGGGCAAGCAGATCGGAGCCGGCTCCCTCACCCTCACCAACAGCGACGGGCGGCTCGATCGCCTGTTCGGCGACCTGGACTGGACCGGCGCGCGGGTCGTCGTGCGCTTCGGGGGCCGGTTCCTGGACGGCCAAGCGCTCACCCTCGAGGAATACCGGCATTCGTTCACCGGCGTGATCCAGGCGTACCGGGGGCGCGACAGCGCGGTGGTGATCGATCTCCAGGACGAGCGCGCGGTGTTCCACGTCAAGGTGCCCGAGGCGAGCTACAGCGAGCGGGAGCAGGCCGAGCTCGATCCGCGCTTCGCGGGCAAGCCCCGGCCGCTGTGGTTCGGGCGGAAGGAGAACGTCACGCCGGTCGGCATCGCCCGGGACGCCGCGACTGGCTATCGCGTCTACGAGCTGTGCGACTGCGGCAGGGCGCCGGCGGGAATGCACGCCGTCAGCCGGGTGTGGGCGTATGCGACCGAGGGCGACGCGGCGGATCTACGCCCGGACCGCCGGCGGCTCCTCGTCCCCGGAAGCGACTACACCGTGGACCTTCTTCGTGGCCGGCTGTCGGTCGTACGGGACGTCCACCTGCTCGAGATCACCACCTCGAGCAACCGGCTGGACTTCTCGGACGGGGCGCTGCGCTCTGCCGCGCTGGCCCCCGGTCTGTACACGCCGGCGCTGCTGGCGCTGGAGGCGCAGCGGGCGCTGCGCTCGGTCGGGACACCCGACCTCGCGTGCTCCTACGACGAGGTCGCCCACCGCTTCACCGTGAGCCGGACGACAGGCGTCCTGAGCCTGCTGATCTCGACCGGGACGAACAAGGCGCTGGCGGCCTGGAAGACGCTGGGGTACGACCCGGGTGCCGACCGCACGGGGGCGCGCAGCTACACGGCCGAGGAGGTGGTGTTCACCGACGCCGACAAGCAGCACGTGCTCCGCGTGGACGGAGCGGGATACGCCGACGACGCCGCGGGCACGTGGACCGGCCGGCCCGGCGCCCTGATCGAGACCGGAGCGGACATTTGCCGGGCGCTGCTCGTGCGCTGGCTGCGCAAGGACCCGGCGATCCTGGACGAGGTGTCGTTGCGCTTCGCGCGGGAGAAGGCCCCGCAGGCCCTCGCCCTGTACCTCAAGGCGCCCACGACGACCAAGGACGTTCTGGAGGCGCTGGAGGTGTCGACCGCGGCCGACATCGTGATCGACGGCGCCGGCCGCGTCTACTACCAGCTCGCCGTCGCCGCCGTGGGCGGGGTGGTGGACCTGTTCGACCGCGACTTCGTGGAGTGGGAGGTGGAGCGCAGCGCGGCCGACGTCTACGCGGCCGTGCAGGTCCTCTACGACGAGGACCCGACGACGGGGCGCTTCCGCATGCGGAGCGCGAGCGACGAGGCGGTGAGGCTGCGGTTCGGCCGGCAGGAGTTCCGCGAGTTCCGGACGTACCTGACGAGCGGGGACGACGCCCAGGCCGCGGCCGACCGGCTGGGCGAGCTGGCCCGGCAGCCCGCGCGCCGCGTCACCGCCGTCGTGAAAGGCAAGCTCGTGGACCACCGCGTCGGGCAGAAGGTGCGGGTGACGCGCAGGCGCTCCCTGGACCCTCTCGGCCGGCTCACCGGCCAGGTGTTCCGGATCCTCTCGCTGAAGCAGTCCCACCAGCAGGCGCGGACGCAGGTGGTGATGGCGGACGACGTCGCCTGGGCGGCGGCGTTCGTCGAGGAGTGAGTCGGCAGGCGCGCACGGGAGGCGCGCATCACGCATGGCATGGGATAGCGAGAAGCCGGAGACCTCCGGGTATCTGATCTCGGCGCAGATCCGGCAGAACTGGGTGGCGCTGGAGAAGACGCTCGGCGGGATGAACCTGCTCGCGGACCCGACGTTCCTGATCTGGAGCGCGGGCGACGCGTTGGCGCCTGACCACTGGAGGCTCTCCGGCGCCGGCGCCGGCGTCAGCCGGGCGGGTCTCGGCCTTGCCGACGCCACGCGCCGCGTGGGCCGCTTCTGCGCGCGTGTGGCAGCCGGTGGGGCCGAGGAGGCAGTGCTCAGACAGCATCTGCTCCCGCCCGCGGCCTGGGACAACTTCATGGAGGGTTTGGCCGTCAGCGTGGGGTGCTGGGTGCTGTGCCCCAGCACCAACACCGCCCGCATCGCGATCGACGACGGGACCGGCCGCTCGAACTCCGCGTTTCATCCGGGCGGGGGCGTGTGGCGCTGGCTCACGGTGTCGCGCATGGTGGGGCCTGGCGCGACCCAGCTCGCCGTGTCGGGTCGCCTCACCCCCACCGGCAGCGCCTATTTCAGCGGATGGACGTTCCTGATCGGCGAGGTGCCGCCGGCGAACTTCCAGCCGGCGCCGGTCGGGACCGGCTCCGTCGTCCAGATCGCGGCCGGAAGCCTCGTCGCCGTCTCCGCGCTGAACGGGATGCGATGGTCGCCGCGGCGGCCCACGCTGGTGCTGGAGACGAGGCTGCGCTGCGGCGGCGCGTCCGCGGGTCTGCCGATCGTCGTGGACGTGAACAAGAACGGGGCCTCCATGTACCTGAGCCGCCCGCAGGTGAACGCGGGAGCGCTCACCGGGGCCGCGATCCCGGACGGCACGTACGCGAGCCGCTGTCTTGGCCGCGGGGACGCCCTGAGCATCGACGTCGATCAGGTGGGAACGTTCGCGCCGGGCGCCGACTTGACCGTCGTCGTGGACGCGCTGCAGTACGCCCGGCCGCTCGAGTCCTTCCTCGGCGTCGCGGACGTGAACTGATGCAGTTGGTGCGGCTGTACCCGACCACGGCGGCGCTGGCGACAAACCTCGGCGCCTTCGGCGCCGCGACGACCCAGGACTGCATCGACGACCCGGCGGGGGCGCCGGACGACGAGGCGACGTTCGTGCGCAACCTGAGCGGCACCTCCCCCGCCGAGGGCCGGTGGGAGCACACGCCGATGCCGGCGGCGCAGGCGGTGGGGTCGGTGGTGGCGCGCTGGCGAGCGCGGCACAACCCCGCCTTCGAGGACAACGACCAGAGCCAGGCCCGCGCGTATGTGGAGGTGGCCGGCGTCCGCGCGCTGGGAACGCTCCGGGTCCTGCACGCTTGGACCGACTACGTGGACACGTGGACGGCGGACCCGAGGGGCGGACCGTGGACGTCGGCGGCGGTGAACGCGGCCCGCGTGGGCTGGCTCACCGAGAACAACGTCAGCCACGCGGAGATGCTCACCCAGCTCTACCTGGAGGTGCTCTACCTGCCTCCACCGGGGACGTTCCTGTTCCTCTTGAACTCCCTCGGCCCCCTGGTGGCGGCTTCCTTTCCGTCGATGCGCGGCGGCGGCTTCACGCGCTCGCGTCAAACGTCGTGCCAGCGCGCGGACGCGGCGCCGATCCAGCGTCGTTCTCGTGCTGCGTACGCGGCGCGTAGAGTGCGTGCGCCCCATTCCGTATTTCCCCACCCTCACCCCTTCACCATCCCTCGATCGTTCAACCGAGGACGATCTGGAGCGAATCCGTAGAACGCGCGTGCCGCCCGCGTAGACGGTGAAAGACGACCGCTCCACAGTCGCACCCTCCCAGGCCCGCCAGCGCGGTCCACGCGCCGTCGCGTGCGCGTGCGACCCATCTGTCCGCTGCTCTCTCATCTTATTCCCTCGCCCGCTGTTGGGCGGGCACAGAAGCGGCTCAATCAATGCAACAGAAAGCATTTTTTTTGAGCGAGGACGCTTTTTTGTGGACGTAGCGCGGTAGGTGCCTATATTCATATGGAAGTTATTGATTTTGCTGGACTTAAAAGAACGCATGAAAACGAGTCCGCGCATGAGCAAGACGAATCAGGACAGCAGCAGGCGGTTTGGCAGCGACCGAAACGAACGGGCCGCCCCGCTGGTGGTGCGACCGGCGAACGGCCATGGCGCTTACCAGTGGCGGGAGGTGGTTGTGGTGGAAGTCGGCGCGGTCGCACTCAACCCGGTTGCCGGCCGGCTCGGTGTGGAGCTGGACGTCGCGGCGCGCTGCGCCTCCGGCA